CAGGTTGTTCTTCATAGTTTCTCCTCTGTTGGGGCTGTTGCCTTTGTCCCACAGACAGCACACTCCATATCGATAAAGTATGAACTTATTGTATCACTATCGTCATCCCACGTGACGAGTAGTTTCCAAATAAAAGAACCACACGGACATATCTTGGTAGGTTCACCACGAATGTCCATTGACTCTTTATAGTCTGGACTTAATTCCCAGATATCCTTAGCACTCATATTCTTTCAGGAATATCGGAAACTTCCATCACTTCTGGATTAAATTGTAGCCAGAACGAAGTATCTCCACTTGGATCTGCTTTACCGTATCTGTTTTTAACAGGTGCGACAGCAATATATCCAGGAGCATTTGTTCCAACTGTACATATCAAGGCTGGTAGTTGTGCAACCATTCCTTGTAATGCTGATCTAGGCTGGCACGGATTGCCAGGATAAGATTCCTTCGTATGATGAAGGACAAGAACTGCAGCATTAGTATCTCTTGCAAGATATTTCAGTTCTTTAATTGTAGAACGCATTCCTGCGAACTCTTCACCACCATCGTTAGCGATATCCATTAGGTTATCAACTACGATTAAGGTTGGTGGACAACCCCATAGTTCCTCAAAAGCAGACACTTCCATATCTAAATCAACCAATGAAGGCGCTGATTCAAATGACCAGAAGATATGTCCTGAGTTTTCGTTGATAGTCTTGCGAGACTCTTCAACATTTTCTATGAGTAACTGTTCAGTCACGGATTGTGATTGACCAGAAATCATTGATAGCAGACGCATAGCCATTGTATGAGCATTAGTATCTGCACTTATATAAAGTGTTGGCACTTTAGATCTTAGGGCAATCGCAAGGGCAAGTGTTGATTTACCTGCCCCTGGAGTGCCTGCAATCATAGATACTTCTGCCCGTCTAATAACAATTTTGTTGACATCAAAGGTACGAAATACTGATGGTAGAGGTTCACCACCAATATCTTTGCTGCCTACGGCACGGGCTAAAGTTCTCATTTCTTAAAAGGAATTCCATTCGGAATCAGTACGTCGGATCCATACTGGCTCACATTGGTCTGGAGTTCCCTTAGGTGAAGGACACATGAATGCTTTCCATGGACCTTTAGCACCTGCACCAGTACGTTTTGTCATCTCACCATGCTTACACGTTTTGCCTGATGGACCTGTACTTGGCGTAAAGGTTTGTGTTGGGCTTGATACTGGTCGAGCACCTAGTCCCTGTGCAAGGTTGGCAACTGCCGACTCTATAGTCGTAGGTGCTCCCTCTACTGATGACGCCATGGTTGAGATTAAATTCTCAGCCCCGATGTCACCCAATATATGAGTCAAGTTCTGCTTGAACTCATCGGCTGTGTCTCCTGCGATCACAAATATGCGACCATCATTTAACTTAGAACTAACTTGGAAGTTAGCATTAGCCATTGTTTTTCTCCTTTTCTGTATATTGTCCGTTCATAAACTTACAGTATGAGAGTACACCACATCGACCACAATTGTTTAAATTAGGTAAATATATTTCAGCCTTACGTGATCGGTCAAACTCTGAATAAATTGTTTCTATCTGTTCGGTAGCAAGATGCTCAAGATTCCATGTAGTTACATGACCAGTGCGTGCATCCCAGAAACCTGCTTTGTCCACTTCGAGGCCATCAATTTTGCGCAAAGCCCACGCATAAGTAGCAAGTTGAAGTGGGTGTCTCTGAGATGACGCCCCTGTCTTGATATCTAAAAGGACTATATTACCATCATAATCCGTCATTACACGGTCAATGGCCATCTTAACAACAGTATCTACCAAAGGAACTTCATACTGTTTTTCTATATAATCCTTATAGATACCCCACCCGTTAGAACGAAACTCGATCCAACGGTCAAGCATCCATAAGCCTTCTCCATACCACCAAGACATGTCTTCACGTTTAATGTACTCCCATGAATTCATATCTCCATGTAATTCTTCATCTTCTTTAACTTGTTTATACCAAGCATCATTCCAAATAAACTCAGCAGCATTTGGATTTAAGTCCCACATTTCAGTAGCCCTGTGGACAGCAGATCCACCTGTAAACCAAACAGCATGTTTCTCAGGTACACCTTGGATTTTAGTTAAGTTATACTTCCATCCACACTCTAGGTAAGTTCCTAAAGATGAATAGGATATATGTTTAGGTAATTCGTTCATGGTGTAACCCTACCACACCCTATTGGCTAGCGCCAATCGAGCCCTGCCTGAACCCTGAAATTAAGAAATGCCCCCCTACCCCCCATAAAAATTATGGTTGGTCAGGGAGGCTGGTTAGGCGCTTGCCGTCACCCGTCAATTGAAGTTTCTGCCCCACGGTTTCCCGTAGACGCACCATATACCAAGGATAATAGTTGCGCAATACGACAAAAGACCCCCCTTCCTAGTATCTCTACTAAGTTGGGGGGTTTTCGTGTCTCTAAAGGGCCTTTAAAGCCCGATTAGAGGTGCATAATTAGTTGCTTCCGCGACCAAATTCTGTTGCTGATGGGTCCAATGCCTTTAGGACTGGTCCTGCTACAGCAGCGACACCTGCTAATGCTAGTGTCTTTAGGTCAGTAGTACCAGCAAGGTACAGAGCAAGCACGGATGCTACTGCTGCACGGATGTAGGTAGTTACAATTGCTTTTAGTTTTTCTGTATTCATATATTCCTTTAAGGGCGAGCAACACCCATTACTAGGGAGTAGGCACGTTTCTTTAGATACACACCATCTCCGTTTGATTGGCTACCCTTATTGTCCCCAGAGGTATTACCCTCATAGACCATAAGGTTTTTCTTTCCATCGTTACTGGCACAGATGCCCACGTGATCAGCCTGTGCATCGTCATCGAACTGGAAGAAAACTATGTCTCCAGGTTGGGCTTTGCCAACTGGAACTATCTTTCCTTTTTTAGCAAACCATTTAAGTCCTGCATCACAAGAAGCAAATCCCTTTTTAGTCTGGGCTGCTACTGTGGCTACTAATCCTGCTTGGTCAAAACACCAAGATACAAACATCGCACACCAAGGGTTATAGTTTAATCCATACCACTTGCCATACATGCTGTCATTTCTTTTGCCTATTTCTTGATATCCAAGTTGAGATTTGGCTATATCTACTACGTTCATTTATCTTGCCCGTTTCTTAGTGGATAGGTAACTGCCCAAACTATTAAAGTCAGTATGATTGCATAACCAACTACGGTCTTTGCCGAGCCAGTCAATACGACCCAAGCAATAAACATGCCTAGTAGGGTCCATAGTTGCTGAACCATATCTTTTAATATATTCAAGGTTTTCTCCTTTTGTATAACTTAATGTTGTCATTTACAGATGGAACGCCACCACCACTAGGTGTAGGGATAGCCGTTCTAGCCATATTGGCTGCTCCTACTGCATTAACAGCAGCCTGACCAGCAATAACAGATGCAATAATTGTTTGCTCTGCTGAAGTTCTTTCTTCTTCAGACATGTCAGCACCAATGTTTGATATAGCAGTCAATACTTGACCTGGGTTATTAAATATTTCTGCTAATAATTCTGCTGGATTTTCTAGTAACTGAAGGGCTACTATTGTGCCAGCCTCAAGCACTACACCATTGTCTAGTTGAACTGGTGTTTCAGGTGCAAGGGTTTCTAAATCAACTTCATCTACCTGTACTACCTCAGGTTCTTCTTCAGCGGGTGGCTCCTCTGCCTCAGCAGGAGGCTCCTCAACTGGAGTAGGTGGTTCTTCCGCCTCAATTGGCGGTTCTTCAACTGGTAGTGTAGGCTCTTCAATTACAACAGGAGGTTCTTCTGCGGGGACGGAAGGTTCTTCTACTGTTGGTACTTCAATAGGAGGTTCAAATGGAATTATTGGCGGCGCTACTGGCTCTTGTGGCACTAATGGAGCAACAGGTGGCACTACTACTGGTTCTGTTGGGACGGTAGGTTCGGGGATAGGTTCAGGTTCTACTACTAATGGGGGTGGTGGAACCTGAATTAAATTACTAGTTAAAGTATAATTTCCAGTAGGATTTCCATAACCAATACGATTTAAATATGATGTGGCACGAATTGTATATGTGCCAGTATTAACAGTTCCAGTTAATTTAGATGCATATTCATTGACACCGTTAAGATGATTACTATCATCGTCAGCCCTAAGAACTCTTTCACCTTGGCGTAATTCAATCCAAGAATCAACCCAACCATCACGTATTCTTACTGTACCATTGGCTTGTTGTTCAAGCCTAGTACCAGTAAAGGTTTCAATAAAGTATTCAGTAGGACCAGTAACTTCAACTACTGTATCTACATAGGCTACTTCAGGAGTTAATTCAATAAGTATCTCATCAGCATTGGCTGATATTGGTATAAGAAGTAAACTAATCCCTATTGCTAAGGAGCAGATAAATTTGGTCAACGCGGGCCTCGAGTCTATTCACTTGGTCTTTCACGGAACTGCCCCCGTTTGGTTTTAATTCTTCAAGATAATGTTTCACTAACCATCTAACTGAACCAGCAAAACTGGCAATAATGGTTGCTACTGCGACGGCTAATCCAGCCCAATCTGTTGTAGACATTATAAGACCGTTCTAACTGTAATAGTTAATAATCCACCAAATCCATCGTAACGAGCACTAGGTGGTGTCTTACGTACAAATCCAACTTTTTCAACCAATGCTTGAACTCTTTCTCCAGTAGTAAAGTCTTGAATATGAATGATATCTCCTGCTGCTTCAATATCTTCTAAACGTTGGATACGCTCCCATGCAC